CATACAACCGCAAGATTGCTGAACTGCGTTTGCAGAAGTGGACGCAGAACGCGATCAAGATGGCGCGTCATTATCTGGCAGGCATCAAGTATGACGGCGTTGTTGTCATCCTGGGTGGCGATATCTTTAGTGGTGATATCCATGACGAACTGAAAGAAACCAACGAAGTTGGAATGCTTGAAAGTTGTTTGCACTGGTCAGAACAGATCGCGGGTGCGATCGGCACACTTGCTGACGAATTCGGCAAGGTTGCAGTTGTTTCAGTTGTCGGCAATCACGGTCGCACTTCACGCAAGCCACGAATGAAACAGCGTGTCGTGACCAACTTTGACTGGTTGCTTGCCAAGATGGTGCAACGGTACTTCGCTACCGACAAACGGATCACGTTCAACATTCCGACATCAGCGGATGCGCTGTTGCAGATCTATGGTCATGGTCATTTGGTGACGCACGGCGATCAGGTTTCTGGTGGCGGTGGTATCGGTGGCATCTACCCGCCGATCATGCGAATGCGTGCGCGCAAGGAAAACAAATATCTACAGACGGGGCAGAACTTCAGGACGCTGTGGTTGGGACACTGGCACAGTTATCTGAGTACGCCGCATCTGATCATCAACGGAAGCCTAAAAGGTTATTACGAATATGCGATGATAAACGGGTTCAACTTTGAACCGCCGCAACAGGCATTGGCTATCGTTACGCCCGAAAGAAATATTACGATCCAAGCACCGATCTTTTCACAGGACAGGAAACGCGAAGGCTGGTAGGCGATGACGAAGGAAAACTTGCAGATCGTGTCGGTCACTTGGATTGATGCATATAGCGAGACTGAAAGTTGGATCAGCCGCGATGACATCACAGATACACCTGCACGCACAATCACTGTCGGGTTTCTGATGACGAATGCGAAGAAGGATCATGTTGTGGTTGCGCAATCTTCAAATTTCTTTGATACCGATGAAGCGGAAACAAACTTTGACAGTGTGATGTGTATCCCTGTTGGCATGGTTGAACGGATGCAGGTGCTAGGTTCTTTACCGCACGACATTCCCCCCTTCTGTGTCGCGCAGGGTGCGGATGACGCACGCTGATTTCGGCGTGCGCATCCGTGCCTGGGTGCGTATTTCCTAAGGGATTTTTTTTGTTGACTTTTTGTAAAGGCGGGAAACCCTTGTGCCGCAAGGCTTCCAGGTTGTGAACCCCCCCGTTTTCGGGGTTGGATGATTTGTTGCAGGATTGTCTACTGATATACTTCTTGTATCGGGATAAGGAACCCCCGACAGAAAAGGAACCACAGTGATCACAGTCAAGGAAGCAACCGAACAGGTTGCAGAAGCAATTGAAAAGCACGGCGCACCCACATGGGTTGCGTATGTGCCGATGCAAGTGCGCAAACTTGTGCCAGCAGAAGTCAAGACCAACATGATCCGCAACGCGAAGATCAGTGAAGGTTGGGCTGGAAAGCAAGATGGTCGCAACGCAATCATCACCTGGTGCAAAGCAAATGTGTTTGCAGAAGTGACGGTGAAGCAACTTGCCGAAGTCGGTGGATGTTCGGAAGCGACAGTGCGAACACTCATCAACGATCGTCGCGATCTGTTCAAGAAGATTGAAGGAAGGATGTACGAAGTGCGTGATCCAGAAATGGATCGCGAGACCAACCGATAACAACAACCGACATCATCATCACGGAAAGGAACCATGATGGCAGTTGATAAAGCAATGGCGCGTTGCAGTCGGATGCGACGCACCATGATTGAAAAGGAAGCGATACGCATTTGGCGACTGATGGAAGATTGGCATGGCGGCAAGCCATTGCCGAAGATCACCATCGTTGCTGGTCGCGGCTGGGGATCGCAGTACGGTCATGCACAGTCAGCGCACAATCGCATTCAGGTCAACGTTGACAAGATCCAGGATGAGTACCGAAGCCGCAGGGTGTGGGCAGTGCTTGCGCACGAACTAGCGCACTGCGCTTGCCCGCCGAAGTTGAAGATCGGCAACACTAATCGCGATACACATCACCGCGACTTCTATCACTGCCTGCGCCATGTCTGGCAGAAGCGATGGAAGTGCAACATATCGTTCGCCGCAGTTAGCAAGTGGGGCTACAGCGTTGACCACATTATTGAACGGCAGGCATCGCGGTTGATCACATGGCAACTGCCCAACCCTGTGACACCCATTGGCAAAGATCAAATCAAACAACACGGGAAGGAACTGCAATGCAGTTAGTTGAGAAAGCACAAGATAGAACCGAATGGTTGGCGCAACGCAAACGCACACCTGATGGTCTGGTGTCGTTCGGTGGATCCGACGCACCGATCCTGATGGGCGCATCACAATTCAAGACACGCGCTGATCTGTTCGTTGAAAAGGCAAGCACTGAAGTCAAGGAAAGCGCAACGACGGACGCGATGCACACTGGCAACAGATTGGAACCAGCGTTGATCGCTGAAGCCGCAGACAAGATCGGTGTCAGCCTGCACACACCTGGCGTGCTGTATCGCGAAGGGCAATGGCTGATCACCGCTGATGGCGTGGACAACGCTGAAGCACCGTCGGTGTGTGTGGAAGCCAAGACGACAAGCCGCTATTCAATTCGCACAGTAGATGACATCCCACCGATGTATCTGTGGCAGATGTGGGCGCAACAGATGGTTCTTGGTTGCCCCGTATATCTGTCTGTGTTGGATCGCGATCTGCGTTTGTCTGTCCTGGAATGTCCGATCAGCCCGCACGCGCATGAGGCGTTGAAGTTGGAAGCCGAAGTGATGGGTGAATGGATCCTTCGTGGCGAACCGATGCCAGATGACATCAATAACTTCAGTGCTGAAGCGATATCGGCGTTGTTCAAATCAACTACGCGCGAAGTGCAGTTAGATGCAGATGCGTTGAATTGGATTGAAGCGTTGGATGAGGCGCGCGCGATGGCACAGCAAGCCGAACGTTTAGAAAAGGACGCTAAAGATCATCTTGCACGATTGATGTTGGATGCTGAAGTAGCAACGTTCAACGGCATGAAAGTGTTGTCTTGGAAAACGCAACAGGGTCGCGCAACAATTGATGTTGCACGGATGCGGCAGGATCATCCCGATCTGGTCGCGCAATATGAAAAAGCAGGGTCACCGTTTAGGGTGTTCCGTACACACAGGAAGAAGGGCTGAAATGTCATTTTCATTGGATGGATATGTCACCGTTGCAGAACGAATTGACCAACTGAAAGCGAAGTATCCCGAAGCGGTACTGCGCCCATACGATCCGAAGGAACCGTTCAAGGTGATGGAAATCGGTGGACGGGAATTCATCGTCTACACAGCGGCGTGTTATCGCACACCCGATGATCCGATGCCTGCTGTAGCGGTTGCCGCTGAACCAGCAGTCGGATCAACATCGTTCACGAAAAATTCAGAAGTGATGAATGCTGAGTCATCCGCTTGGGGACGCGCGATCATGGCGGCACTTGCGTGCGACACGACGAAAGTTGCATCGCTGGACGAAGTGCGTAACCGTCGCGCAGAACAATCACGCGACACCACAAACCATCCTTCGCAGGGTGGCTACAAGCCACAGCCGAAATCGCAGGGCGACAACGTGACTGCGATCCGACCTGGCGGCGGTTTGATCTCGCAGAAGCAGATCGGTCTGATCGGCAAACTGACACGCGAAAAGAACTTGAACAACGATGACCTGATGGCTGTTGTCAAGCGTGTGATCGGTCGCGATCTTGGCGGCAAACTTGGTGAAGCAACCAGCAAGGAAGCATCAGCGATCATCACCGAACTGATGACACCTTCAGCACCTGTCATGCCATTACCGCAAGATGAGGAACCATTTTGAACAAACACGCTTGGCGTGATCACGCGAAGTGCATCGGTCAACCGACACAGATCTTCTTCCCTGAGAACCTGCACGAAAATAGGTTTGATAAGGCACTGCGGATCTGTGACGGTTGCCCCGTGCAAGCACCGTGTCTTGACATCGTGATGCACCTAGATGACATTGATGACAAGTGGGGTGTGTTCGGTGGTACTACACCGCGACAACGCAAACAGATACGCAACGGAAACCGAACTGTCAATCTGAAAGAAGGGTTCAAGTGAAACAGATCTATCACCAGAATGTGCGCGTAAGCCTCGCTGACTATGCAGACGAAGCAACACGCAAAGCGATTGAAACAACGATCACTGGCACGATCATGAAAGATTGCGACATCATCAATCAACAATGGCTTCACTACATGGGTGAAACAAACGCACGTTTCGTTGTCGCCTACAAGTTGCGTGATGCCAATGACTGACGAACGCAAAGGTGAATGTCAAGGAAACAAAGACAACTGCAAAGTTGCTGAATGCCCCCTGTTCGGCACACTTGGCAAACCTGCACGCGACGGATCGCGCCGCATCAAAGGATGTGGCGATCCCGTCGCGCGCGGGCGACGTTCACGCACTAAGGGATTGAAGAAACAGCGTGATGCACGCAAGGCATTAGGTGTCGCACCATCACATAAGTTCGGTGATGCCAATGAAGAACGCTGGAACGATCCATTGTTCGCTAATGAAGTGAAGTCGGGCAAGCAGATACAGCCTGCGGTGAATGCGTGGTTGCGTATTGAAGGGCAGGTGCGTTCCAATGAAGCGCACTTTGGTTCGCGTCGCAAACCATGCCGCGCAGTGTTGATGCCTGACGATTGGGGCAACGAAGGCATTGTGATGGTGCGTTTGTCAACGTGGCGTGATCTGATTGCGCCTGCGCTGAATGAGTATTACGGGGAACATCACTGATGACGTTTGATTATGAAGCGTCGTTTCGCTTAGGACATCAATATGCAGAACTTGTCACTGAACGTCTGGTTGCTTATGGCGTGCGTGCAGAACTGCAACCATTGGAATTCGCAAAGGATGTTGCCGATCGTCAACGGTTCACACGCTATGAAAAGGATGTGATCGTTGATGCTGGTGTGCTTGAAGTCAAATCTTCATCACGGGAATTCGGTGATGATCCGAAGAAGTATCCAGCACCGTCATTGATAGTTGATACGTTCAGCGGGTTTGTGAATAAGGAACGCAAACCAATTGCGTATTGCATGGTGTCGCAGAAAACGGAAGCGATCGTTGTTGTTCCTGTGTCGTCGCAGATACGGTGGTATACGAAGGAACTGCATGATCATCAGCGTGGGATCGTAGATACGTTCCTGATGGCGTACCGAAACGAATTGAAATCGTTTGTTGAATTAGTTGAATGGCTGAAGGGAAAACAAATTGATCGTTCGCAGTGAACGCAAGAAGGGTAATTTCACTGTCATCGCCAACGAAGTATTGCGTGATCAACGGTTGTCATACCGTGCGCGCGGGTTGCTTGTGTGCATCTTGTCGCGTCCTGATAACTGGCGCACTTCGGCTGACAGTCTGGCTAGGGAAGGCAAGGAAGGGCGTGCGGCTGTGCTGACTGCGCTTTCCGAATTGGAAAAGGCTGGATACCTGGTAAGAACAAGAAAGCAAGATAAGCATGGTCATTGGCAGACAATCAGCACTGTGTTTGATCAGCCGCAGTCGGGTGATGTCACCGAAGTTCGGTTTCCGAACGTCGGTTCACCGAACGTCGGTTTTCCGACGTTCGGAAACCGCACTTCTATAGAAGAACTGAGTAAGAAGGACTTAGATGTTGCGTCAGAAGAATTTGAAACGTTCTGGAACGTCTATCCGCGCAAGGTTGCCAAGCGTGATGCATTGAAAGCCTGGAAGGGTGTGATGTCGGCGAAGGATGCGCCGACTGTTGCACAGGTGCTTTCTGGTGTTGAGCGTTACAAGGCGCAGAAACTGGATCCGAAGTTTGTTGCATACCCTGCTTCATGGTTGCGTGCAGGTCGCTGGTCAGATGAAGTGAATACTGACTACGCTGAAGGTCACGATAGGGAACGGGTAGCACCCCCGAACGTGGTGCAGGCGCAATCGTTTGCGGCGGCGATGTTTCACGCAGGTCGCACATTTGACGAACTGAAGGCTGGTGTTTCGCATCGTGATCAGGAATATCAGCAGGCGGCGATAGCGCAGTTTCAGCAAATGAAAGGCTGATGATGAAAGTTCTTTCCGTGTTCTTCGCAAGTGTTATTGCTTGCATTGCATCTTTGGGTTTCGCATCTGCGGCAGGCGCGCCGCAGAAGGTGGATCCAGTTGTTATTGATAAGCCTGCGCCACGAACGCAACCAGTTGCGCGCGCATCTGTGGATGCAAATGCCAAGTGCGGTCAATGGTGGCAGACGGCGATTGACGCTGGCTGGAAGCGTGAACATTTGCGCGACCTGGATCGCGTCATGTTCCGCGAAAGCCGCTGTGATCCTTCACAGCACAATGCATCTGATCCGAACACTGTTGACGGTGTGAAGGGAAGTTTGTCGTTGACGCAGATCAATGTGTTCTGGGTTCAATCAACCAGGTACTACCCGCAGGGATATTTGCAATCGTTGAACATTGGGATCAACAACGTGAATGATTTGCGTGATCCGTATTTGAACCTTGTCGCCGCACTTGCAGTGTTCAACTACGGCGAACAGCAACACGGTTGCGGATGGCAAGCGTGGGCGTGGAAGGGTTGCTAGGCGCGCCCTGTTGCGTTGTGCGGGGCGCACAGGGTCGGGTGGTGTCCTGATGGGGGTGTTTTCTGTCGCGGCTGGAAGGAATTTTTCAAATTTTTTTTGACCCCCTGGGAAACCCTTGTGCCGCAAGGGTTTTACGGGGTGGGGGTCTGCGCAGAATGTTTGACTATTGCAGAAATATCTGTACCATTGTCTACATCGGATCAAGGAAAGGAACCGAAACAATGGAAACAGCAACCACAACCACAATCAAGCCGCAAGTCGGAATGTCAGTCACCGAATACATCGGAAGCGACAGTTACCACGAAATCATCGTTGACATCACCCGCAACGGTCGCAGTGTCATGACGATGGATGCCAGCAAGGTTCTTGGCGGCGTATCAGTTGAGCAGTGGGAAGCCACACCGATTGACATCCGCGCACACCGCGCCCGCGCCGCCTGGATTGACCTGATGCATGGCATCATCAACAGGACTGCCGACGACGACACCGCAAATCGCTGGATTGAAACCATCCGTCGCCAGAACACCTACACACTTCGCAAAGATGGTCAGTACGTCAGCCAGGGAAGCAAGTACGGTCGCCTGAAACTGAACAGCACCTACGCACATCTTGATCCTTCGTTCGGACGAAGGGTGACCCGCCCCTAGTGGGCAAGCGCAGGTGCGATCCCTGCGGCGGGTACAAGGCGAAAGCCGAATGACAAACAACGACACAGAAGGGAAAGATCAATGGCAATTCATAGTGATGGGTATGCGGTGACCTGCGACAGTTGCGGGGAACTGGGCGAAGAAAGCGCAGGCACGAAAGCACTTGCACGCAAGGCGGTGAAGCAGATCGGTTGGGCGTACACGCGCGGCAAAGATCTTTGTTCAGCGTGCCGCATCCGTAAGCCGAAGGGCTGGGATGACGCAACCTGGAAAGAACTGCGTGACCACACCACACAGATCAAAGGCATGAGCGCAAGCGAACGCCAAGCAATGCACGATGGTCTGATCGTAGGCACGGAACAATCATGAAACTGATCCTTGCAATCATTGCTGGAACTGTGATGGTGGCAACAGCACCAAGCGATGTTCCGCAGTTCGGTGACACCTGGGCGTTGCCGCCGTTCGCAGTAGCAACCTGCGTATTCATCGGAATTGTGTTCAGTTACGTCATCAAAGATGATGCGACTGATCGCTAACCTGTGAACGGAAAGGAACCACGAAAATGAAGTTTCATGTGGCGGCGAAGTGCGCGCAGTTGAGCAATTCGGTTCCTTTCATGCCCCTGTCATTCGTGCAAATCGGATGCGCCACATCTTCACTTGAAAGGCATTCGCCATGTCGCTTTCCACTACACAACTTCGCAACTGCATTGACTTTCTGCAAAGGGTGTACGTCGGCAAAGCGGATGAAGATCGCCTGATCGCAACAATGAATGCAGTCATGCTGGAACTTGAAAGGACAACCAATGAACAACGAAAGCACGCAAACAGAACTTGACCTATGGCAGGCGCGATGCGACGAACTGCAAGTGCGCAATGAAATGTTGCGCGACGAACGCGACAAGGCACGCAGTCTTGCCGCACTGTTGGAAGCAGAACTTGCCAACTATGACAAACTGATCCACGAACTGTCAGCCACCGTTGATCGCCTGCGCCTGCACATTCAGCAGGGCGTGGAACTGTGATCGGCGCATTTGTCGTCGTCAGCATCGTCAGCCTGGTCGGTATCGGCATCGGATCTAGTGCGAAGCGGTGGCTTCTATGATGGGCAGATGGGCGATGTACCTAAGCGGGATCGTGGTGGGCTTCTTGGTTGGCTATTGCGCCGCCGCGATAAGACGGATCAACACACAGAAGCAGAACCAGAAACAGACGCAGGCACTCATACTGGCATTGGAACAATCACGCTTGGAACATCAGGTGACGCAACGGGAATTGTGGGGGCGTTCTTGATCACCAGCGAACAGTTCAATATTCCCGAACTTCCACGCTTGATCTTGGAAGCAGACGATGACGGATGCGCACGTTGGATTGGCACATTGACCAGCGAACACAACGATGCGATCACAGAACCGTTGCAGGTGCTGTTGTGGCTATGGGCTGACGGTTCAATCCATATGGCAACACGGTCGGTCAACTATGACACTGGCTGGTCAATCCCGACCTACCCGCAACGCATATGACCTACAAGATGCAGGAAGCATCGCAACTGCTGAATGAAGCGTTGCGGATTATCAACACGGAACGGAACCAGACATACGGCGATGTACGCGATGATTACACAAAGGTGCAAGGCATCTTCCGTGCAATCACTGGGCTGGATCTGACATTGACCGAATGCCTGATGTTTATGGTCAGCGTCAAACTTGCGCGCCTATCCACAAACTTTGAACGTAACACAATGCATCGGGACAGTATGGTTGACGCACTGGGATACCTGGCACTGATCAGCGAAGTGCAAGACAAGGAACAGCCATGACACAAATCCGATGCAACTGGTGCAACGCCACAGTCACACACGATCCACGCCACATCACAGGATGCAACTGCGACCCCGACGCACCCCAATGGTGCTACATCACAAAGGACGGCGACCCGAAAGGGTTAGGACAAGCGCAATACACAATCATCACAAACAAAGGAACCGACAATGAAGAAAAGCAGGACAACCCACAAACTTCCATTTGAACCACTGCGCACCATGTTCGCAGACGGCACATCAGATGCACGCATCGCGGAAGCAATGAATAAACACCACAGCGTCATCAACCGCTGGAAACGCAAAGGACTACCCATCTACACGGCAGATAAGATCGCCTGTCACATAGGTGTGCATCCCTCGCACATCTGGGGCGAAGAATGGTGGACGGCAAGTGACCTGGAAAACTAAACGCCACTGGCGCACAAGATACTTCACAATGCTTTCCATGCTTGCGCACTGGCAAGTCATCGCAGAAGATCTACATGAAGCAATGGAACGCAACCACAACCTGCACTTCTGCGAAGTACGGTGCAGATGGTGTCAAGCGATGGAACAATACGCCGAAGCAGTGAACGAAGAAGATGGATCAGAAACCTAAAGTACCGATCACCAGCCTCAAGCCGCACCCGCGCAACGCCCGACAAGGCGACATCGGCGCGATCGCGACCAGCCTGCAACAGTTCGGACAATACAAACCGATCGTGTTCCAGACCAGCACACGCCACATCATCGCAGGCAACCACACATGGAAAGCCGCACAGCAACTGGGATGGCGGGACATCGCCGCTGTTGCCTATGACTGTGACGACGAAACAGCACTGCGCATCCTGATCGCAGACAACCGTGCAACGGATCTGGCTACATACAACGACAACGAACTACGCGCCATATTGGAAGAACTTGCAAATACAGATGCAGGTTTAGACGGCACACTATTTGACCAAGACGATCTACAACACCTAATTGAAAAAGACACCCCCCTACCCGAAATCAAAGACGACACACCCCCCATCACCTGCCCCAACTGCGGCGAACAAATCACAACAGCAACCCCCCGATGAAACGCCCACCGCGCCCCTGCATCAACTGCGGAACACCATCACAACAAACACGATGCACCACCTGCCAAACACAGTGGAACCGCACACATCAGAAACCGAAACGCGAACACTACACAGGTGACTACAAACGCCGATCACGCCAGGTACGCGCACAAGCAACACACTGCTGGCTATGCGGTGGCACAGCACGCGACAACGATCCCTGGACAGCCGACCATGTAATCGCAGGCGATAAAAACAGCCCACTTGCACCCGCACACAGATCCTGCAACAGCAGACGACAGAACAAACCCCCGCACACAATCACCAACGGGTGACCCCCCTGCCAGTACGTTTTTTCCTAGTTTGACGGGGGCTGGCTACCCCTGTGCCTTCTCGCCGCGCGCGGTCGGGGAAAATCCTCATTTTCGGGGAAGGTTTGGAAAGGTGCGGATACAAGGGGATTACAGGGGGCAGGAATATTTGCCTTCTTCCAGGAATGTCTGTACGATTGTCTACATGGAAACGAAGGGAACCAAGACCATGAGCAACATCACATTCAACGCCAGCAATCAGAACTGGGTTGTGCGCGACATTCTTGAAGCAGACGGAATGATCCGCAACATCGGCTGGACGCACTGTGCCGCAGTCACGCGACCCAACGGAAAGAAGGTCTACTACGCGAACCTGATGATCAATGACGGCGAAGTTCTGAACGCAATGGTGGTTTGCTGATGGCGCGCAAGCAACACAACTTGACCAACCAACTGATCCTTGCCAGCAAGGATGTTTCTATGTTCCCGATCCAGCGTGTTGCATCGGGTTGGCAGGTGACCGACAAGCGCAGTGGTGATGTGCGTATGTTCCGCACACGCTATGAAGCGGAACTTGCGATTTGTTCTGTGGTGCGTTACGCGATGGGCGAAAGGATCTGATGTGGCTGTGAAGATCCGTCGCCCGCTGGATGTTGTTGCGCCGATCGGTGAACAGTTCTTGGCGTTCTTCCGTGCGAATGGTTTGACTTGTGAAGTTGGTGGATCGTTGCGCCGCCGACGCGCCTATGTCGGGGATCTTGACATTGTGGTTCAGTGTGGCGATCTGCAAGACATCGCGGTTCCTGATTGGGTGGTGTGGCATCGGCACGGTGCGCAGGTCGCGCAGGGGACGATGCTGTTGGCTGATGGTTCTACGTTGACGGTTGATCTGTGGTCTGCCACTGCTGATCAGTGGGGCGCATTCATGTGGTACATCACGGGAAGCAAGGAACTGAATATTGCAATGCGTCAGCGTGCGGCATCGCAGGGTTTGAAGTTGTCGCAGTTCGGTGTGTTCCGCGATGGCGCGAAGATTGATGACGGCACGGAACATGGTGTTGCGTCTGTATTGGGGATGGATTGGATTGATCCGCAGGATCGCGAACATTGGGCGGTTGATCCTGTGATGCGTCGGTTCACTGTGCGTTCGTCGGGCGGTGATCGTGACTACCTGGTACGTGAGGCTGAAGGACAGTGGGCGTGTTCCTGCCCGCACTTCGCTTTCAGGCGGGTTGAGTGCAAGCACATCAGGGGTGTTCGGGTGGGTCTGGAAGCGGCGGTTTCTTAGGGGATTTTTTCAAGATTTCCTGAAACCCTTGCGGCACAAGGGTTTGCGGGGGTCTAAATTCGCCGCCAGTATTTGACATCTTCAGGGATATCTGTATGATTGTCTACATGGAAACCACGAAAGGAACCACCATGAAACTGACAGAAGCAAGCCTTGCAACATTCAAGATGTACGCCGAAGATGCGCAGAACTGGTCTGGCAACCCCTGGGTGTCAATCGGCAACATCAATCCTTCAAAGGAAATGCGCGGCAACCTGAGCGACCTGAGCAAGAAGGGTCTGATTGACATTCACGGTTATGACAACGACGACACATACATCGTGTTCACCGACGCTGGCGAAGAACTTGCCAAGTCGCTTGGAATTGAAATCTACTGAACAACAGCGAAGGGTGCGGGTGCGAAAGCACCCGCACCTTTTTGCATTTGTTGTGTGGTTCAATGGAAGTGCAAAGGATGGTGAACGTGGGTGGCAAGGGATCTGGTCGCAAAGCGAAACCAGTTGAACAGCACATTCGTTTGGGCAATCCGTCAAAGAAGAAGTTGCCTAACAAAGAACAGTTGTCGCAGGTGGTCGGTCTGCCGATCACGCACGTTCCCGACCCGCACCGTCCCCTGGGGCAGACAGGGCGCGAACTGTGGGATCGCATCTGGACTTCGGGCGCAGGCTGGTTGTCGCGTGGCATGGATGCGGAAATTGTGTTGCTGGTCTGTGAAGCCACTGATGAGCGCACGCGCTTGCGCGTCAAGTTGCAACAGCAACCCGATGCATGGCGTGATCGTCGGGCGTTGCGGGAACTTGACCGACAGATCATTTCGCTACTTGCACAAATTGGTTTTAGTCCTGCGGATAGGGGAACGCTGATGGCGGGTCAGCCGCAACAACATACGTTGGCTGATCTGCATAAGCGCATCGCGGCGAAACGTGTTACCCGATAAGAAGTGGCAACCCGCTTACTTCACAAAGCGGGTTGATCCTGAAACAGACGGCGACGAACTGATCGCCTTCGCGCGCGATCACTTCAAAGTGCTGAAGGGATTTCGTGCGGGCGAAACCCTGGAATTCACTGATTGGCAGAAGTGGTTGTTGCGTTCGCTATTTGAACGGCGTGCGAGCGATGGGAAACTTCGCTATCGCCGCGCGCTGATCGGATTGCCGCGCAAGAACGGCAAGTCACTGATGGGTTCTGCGATCGCGGTTTATTCCATGATTGCTGGTGAACCTGGCGGGGAAATCTATGCGGTGGCATCAGATAAAGATCAGGCGCGGATCATCTTCGGTGAGGCGAAACAACAAATCCTGAATTCGCCGATCCTGTCTGCTGAAGCGCGTGTGCTACGCGACGCGATTGAAATGCCGCGCTTCGGTTCAGTGTTCCGTGTGTTGTCGTCGGACTTTCGCGGGCAAGCAGGCTTGAACCCGTCAATCGTTTTATTTGACGAATTGTGGGCGCAGAAAAGCAGTGATCTGTTTGAACAGATGGTTCAGGGTTCGGGCAACCGTCTGGAACCGCTGGTCATTTCCATCACCACTGCGGGCTATGACCTGGCGACCCTGGCAGGACAGATGTACCAGTACGGGAAAAGTGTGTCGGCTGGCGAAGTGGATGATCCTTCGTTCGGGTTCTGGTGGTGGGAAGCGGATGCCGACTGCAAGATTGATGACCCTAAGCAGTGGCGCAAAGCCAACCCGAACATCGCCGAAGATCTGATGAGTGAAGAAGATTTGCAAACAGCGGTGCGTTCTTCGTTTGAAGGATCGGAAATGTCGGTGCGTCGTTGGCGGTTGAACCAGTGGGTGCGATCGCAGGAAAGTTGGTTGCCTGTCGGGGCGTGGGAACAGTGTCGTTCCGATCTTGGACTTGATCCAGATCTACCTGTATGGGTTGGGATTGATATGGCGTTGAAACATGACAGTATTGCCGTCGTCATTGCACAGCCGCAGGATGATCGGGTTGTTGTTCGTTCAAAGATCTGGCAACCGAAAGACGAAGGCGTTGATGTGCTGGAAGTGGAAACTTATTTGCGAGAACTGCACGCAACATACAGGGTGAAAGAATTTGCGTTTGACCCCGCCTACTTCATGCGGTCTGCTGAGGCGTTGATGGATGACGGGTTGCCGATGGTGGAATATCCGCAGGTCGGTCAGCGCATGATCCCCGCCTGTGGTCACGCATACGAACTAATTGTGAAAGGCAAGGTTGCACATGATGGTTCGCCGACGTTCACTGACCAGGTTCTATCTGCGGCACAGCGCATGACAGACAACGGTTGGCGACTGAGCAAAGGCAGAAGCAAGCGAAAAATAGACGCTTGCATTGCTATGGTTATGGGGTTAGATAGGGCGACAAGAAAACAAACCGCGACCATTGACACTGCCCCGATGGTTCTAAACATCTGGAAATGAAAACAATGTTCAAACACTTCACCAGGGATCGGGTCACAACTGGCATGGAACTGGTCGGTTTCGCGTCACTTCTGGTCGGAATTGGGACGTTTTCGCTACCAATCGCGGCGATTATCGGTGGGATTATTCTGATCGCGGCAGGGATGTATAGCGCATGAGCATCATTAGACGGCGCGAGAAGCGCGCACTTCCAAGCAACATTGACCCGTACGGCATCACCGCACGCCCGTTCTTTGAGAACTATTCAGGTGAACTGGTCAACGAAACGACGGCGTTCGCGCATTCTGCTGTGCTTGCCGCTGTGACTTTGCTTGCCGACAGTGTGGCGACGATGCCTGTTGAACTGTACCGCACACGCGGCGGCAGGTTAGAAAAGTTGCCGACACCTTCAGTGTTTATCAAACCGAACAATCATCAGACGATGTTTGAATTCGTGCATCAGACGATGACAACGCTTGCGCTTCACGGCAACGCATACATCTATGCACCGAAGGGTTCCAATGGTTTGCCTATTGAGATGCGCAACCTGCACCCGTCAGAAATCAAGAACGTGGTCTATGACGATCAGGGCAACGTGATCTACACAATCGGCAAGTCTGAATTTACGCAGAAGGACATTCGTGCAATTCACTGGCTGATCCTTCCCAACCAGCGTCGCGGCATCAGCCCGCTGGAAGCCATGCGCAACACGATCGGCATGGGCATCGCGATGGATCGCTTCTTGTCGCAGTTCTACGGTGAGGGTGCAACACCGCAATCAGTCCTGGAAACCGATCAGCAGTTGACCACTGAGCAGGCACAGGTGTTGCGTGACAACTGGACGGAAGCGCACTGGAAGCATCGCAAGCCTGCCGTGTTGACAAGCGGGTTGAAGTGGCGACCAGTCACTACCAGTGCGGCTGACATGGAAATGATTGCGCACCGTGAAAGCATCGTGCGCGACATCGCGCGCGCTTACCGCATTCCGCTGTTCCTGTTGTCAGGTACTGGCGGTGACACGCAAACGTATACCAACGTAGAAAGCACGGGTTTGAACTTCCATCGCTACACGCTTCTTGCGTGGTGTCGCCGACTTGAAGATGCCTTTTCTGAACTGTTGCCGATCACTCAACGGGTTGTGTTCAATGCAGACGAATTCACGCGCGCGGATCTGATGACCCGTGTGCGCGCACAGCAGTTGCAGATCATGTCTGGCACGTTGACACCGAATGAAGCACGCGAGATTGAGAACCGCGAACCGTATGACGGCGGCGACCAATTCATTATGGGTGTCGCTGGCGCACCGATCGCAGGTGTTGAAGGTGGCGATCTTCCGCTTATGGGTACAGACCAGGTTCCACCTGAGCGCAGTTACCGCAACGAAGTGATCGTTCACCAAGCACCGCAACCGCAACCGATTGTTGTGCATGAAACGCCGCAGGACATCAACATTCAGTTCCCCGAACAATCAATCAATGTTGAACCGCCGATCATCAACATGGAACCGCAAACGATCAACATCCCTGAAACAGTTGTGAATGTGTCGGTTCCCGAACCGCGCATGATCCGTCGCAGGGTTGAACGTGATGCCGATGGTCGCATCGTGCAGATCATTGATGAAAGGGTTGACTGATGGCTACTGGACTTTCCGAATACTTGGCGAACGAACTTCTTGACGCTGTTGGCAACAACGGTTCCTTCGCAGTCGCGACTGTGTATGTGCAACTGCACGTTGGCGATCCGTCAAGCACTGGAACTGCGAACACGGCGACTGAGACGACGCGCAAGGCGGCATCGTTCGGTGCGGCAAGCGGCGGCGTTCTGACTAGTGATGCGGCTGTGTCGTGGACGAACATCGCGGGATCGCAGGATGCAACGTTCTTCAGCGCGTGGGATGCCAGCACATCTGGCAACTTCCTGTTTTCTGGAACGATTACCGCTAATGCATATTCGGCTGGCGATACGTTCACTATCCCTTCGGGAAGTCTGACGGTTTCACTCACCCTGGCTTCGTAGTCAGTCATGGCATTCAGCCGCTTCACGCTGGATGTCAGCGCACTAAATGATCCCCTGGTCGGGTTAGGGGGCGAGAACTTCCCGATGGAAGGCACTGCATCTGCGGTGCTTGGTTCGGCATCTAGTTCAGCGGTTGCAGTTGTTTCAGTTGGCGGCGTTGCCGCATCTGCACTGGGTTCTGTTTCCGCATCTGCCACTGGCGAGATCGTGCAGACGGGTATTGCGTCTGCGCCATTGGGTGCGCTTGGTTCGTCTGCGTCTGCCGTTGTTGATCACATCGGTTCTGGATCTGCGGAACTTGGTGAAATCAGCGCGCAACTAAATGCACAGATTGCACACAACGCAGGTGGTTCGGCGGGTCTGGGTTCAATTACAGCATCAGCATCAGCATTGGTTGTCATCACTGCCACAGGCGCAACAGTCATACCAGGTGCGACTATCACAGCCGAAGGAATAGTTGTGCCTTCGGGCGAAGGTGTGATGATTGCACCACTGGGCGCAATCATTGCTTCAGCGACAGCGACTGTGACACCAGTACGCCGACCGTCAGGCGGCGGCGGGCGCAGACTTCCGCAAGGCTTTGTTCAATCCGCACTGCGCCCTGAACCAATACAGAAAACGGAAGAACAACCGCAACAGGTACAGGAACCACAGCGGCAACCCACGACAATCCTGGCGCAAGCATCTGCAACGATCCATATGATTACCGCACAGGCTGTGGCTAACATTGAATGGGTAGCAGAAAACGATGACGCTGAAGTATTGGCATTGATTGGATAAAATATGAAAACAACGCAGGTCACGGTTGGAACTACGCCAACACTTATTGTCAACGAAGATGACCAGAACCGATACATCTATCTTCAGATTGTCAATAGCGCGACCGTGTATGTCGGCGATAGCACTGTTACAACGTCAAACGGTATGCCCCTTGAAAAGCACAGCGCACCACATGAATTCTTCCTGCCGATCAAACAGAAAATGTATGGCATTGTGACTTCACAGGTCGGGACTGCTGACCTGCGCATTATGACACCTGATGTGGATTGATTTGTATGCCTTACGGAATTTCGCAGAACCAACCTGATTGTTCCAATTGGGCGGCTGTTGTCCTGCGTGAAGATGGCGGGTATGAAACACTTTCTTGCTATACCACAAAGCAGGATGCGATTGATCGGATGGTTGCGATGTCGCTTGCTGAAGGATTGGAACCGTTGGGTGAAGTCGGTCAGCGTCAGTTGATGCCGATGGGCGAGATGGAAGAACCTGAGGGCGAAAAGCCTGAGATGGAAGAACCATCTGACGACACCGAAGAAATGCTTGAAGGTTTGGCAGAACAGGAAGAAATGGGTATCACGCCGCGTCAGGGTGCGATGTATGACCTATTTGAAAAGATTGCTGACGAATTCGGCAAATGGGATCAAAGCACTGGCGCGAACGGCGCGCACTATGTAGCACAATCACCGTTTGCGGATAGTGGAATGGTCTGCGCGAATTGTGTGTTCTACGAAGGTGGGCGCGGGTGCGAAATCGTTTCAGGCGACATTGCCCCTGAAGGTATCTGCAAGTTGTGGATCATCCGCGAAGATCTGCTTGCATCCGATGGCGAACCTGCTGAGGAAGCCGCCAATGTTGAATTGCGTCAAGTGGATTTGAGCGCACCAGAATTCATGCGCGCATCCGCGCGTCGTGGTCTGCGTCTGCATGAACAGGGTCTGTCGGGCGATGGTCTGGTTCCAGCAACTGTTGCCGATGCTCGCAGGATGGCGGCAGGGGAAATCAGCGAAACCAAGTGGCGCAAGATCCCTGCCTGGATCGCCCGCCATACGGTTGATCTGGATGCTGTGGAAGGTGATGAGATCACGCCAGGTCTAGTGGCAATGCTGTTGTGGGGTGGCGGGTCTACGAAAGTCAGCGCACGCCGCGCACAGGCTTATGCGGAACGGATCATTGCACAGTTGGATGCCGAAGCGGAAGCGCGTAGCGAGAACGTCGCGGAAGATGTAAAGTTGTCACCAACTATGGCTGACCTAAAAGAAGTGCGCTGGTGCGTCAAGGAAGAAAACGAAAAGCGTTCAATCGCTTTCACGACGCTGGAAGCACGCCAGGTCGGTGACGGAAACAAACTGATCGGATATGCGTCAGTCTTTGATAGCCCCTCAGAACCGATGCCGTTCGTTGAATTCGTGCGTCGCGGCGCGTTTGCCAAGA